TTTTTTAAGTTTTTTGTTAAAGAAACTTCTGGTGAATACTACAACATGGCTATGGATAGATTTTGGGACGCAGACGATGGTCACGTTTGGGTTTCTTTTCCTTCTTCTGATGTAAATAAAATAGATATAGACTCTTATTTAATTCTTAAAAAAGGCGTTAACTCTAATGAGTTAATTGAAGATCCAGCTAGGTACAAAGTTATAGCAATAGAAAACGAAGCTCCTGATTTTATTAAAACAAAAAAAGCTTTAATAGATGAAAAACAACACAACCTTAGTACAAACAATGTTTTTGGTAGTAGTTTATTAAACGCACCAATCGCTGGTGTTGATAATTTTAAATTAAACTACACTCCTTTTCTTAATAGCGCTGGTTCTAATATTGATTTAATTGATGATGGTAGTGTTTTTTATATTGAGTTTACTGACGTAGTAGGATCTTTTGTTTCTGAAAGATATAGAATAAATAAAATTGACACTAATTGGAGGCACCAAACAGTAAATCCAGCTGATGCTGCTTATTTTATAAAGTTAGATAAAAATCTTGGTACTGATGTTGATTTTATTAGCGATGGTACTAAAATAAAAGATGATGCTATAGTTAGAATATACAAGTATAAAAAAGAAAACTCACCAGAGTTTGATGGTAGATTTTTTGTTAAAATAATAAATGATAGTATTTTCTTAGAAAATGCTTATGGTA